TAAAAAGGTACCCATCAAGATTAACATCCCATTCTAGCATTTCTTTTTGGGTATAATAATCGCCATCTAAGCCATTAATCATCATCATGAACGTTTGAACTCGTTCCTGAGATTTTATTGGAGGATATAAATTACCTATTAATGCTATAGATATCGTAATGGTGAATATGTTAGATGAAAGTTCTTCATATTCTTCTGACGAGAACTGAATATCTGTTAATTTTATAGGTACTCTAGTTGGCTCACTTAGATTTTGTGCGTCCCAAATATCTACATTAAGAGTTGGGTTAAATTTAGGAGCTATTTGTTCTATTATCTGTGTTACCTCATTCATGCCTCTGCATTGAATGATAATTTCATATGAGAATTCGTAAGGTACAGAATTATATGAAAATTCTATAGTTGAATCAGTTTTGAACTGATTTATTTTCGTGTTCTTATTTGTTACCCTTTGCTCAGATTTCGCCATCGACGCCATAGCGAGACTTGCTCTGGGAAGAATTGAATAATTTCCAGAAAGTAATTGCTCGGTTGAGTACTCATCGAAAATTGTAGCCTTTTCTCTGGTAGAATATCTTATTGGGATTTTTTTACTAAGTAATTCACCAGAACTGGTTTTGTGCTGAATCTCAAGATCATTGAATATGTCGAGTAATGCAGCCGTGTATTTTCTTATTGTGCCATGATGGAACATTTGTTAGTCCTGTTGAAAATTTTTTAACTATTTATAACTTTTGAGTGTACATTTTTAATTCCATATAATATAATGAACGCGTTTGACAAGAAGGAAATTTTTGATGATTAAGAAACTTACAGAGCGTGAACATATCATTCAACGCCCAAGCATGTACATAGGTTCGGTCGATTCCACGAAAACTATCGAATACATTTTCGAAAATGATAAAATCGTACACAAGGAAATTGAATACGTTCCTGGTCTGATAAAAATCATCAACGAGATAATTGATAATTCCGTTGATGTGGCTATCAAGACTAATTTTCAAGGTTGTGATGAGATAAAAGTTCACATCATGAACGACCATGTGTCTGTTCAAGATAATGGACCTGGCATTCCCATTAAACAGAATAATCAAGGTCATTGGTACCCAGAATTGTGTTGGGGACATGCCCGAGCCGGTTCGAACTTTGAGGACGATGAGAATAGAACTCAAATTGGTATGAACGGTGTTGGTTCATTCGCTACGAACTGTTTTTCTAAAGAGTTCATAGGAACCACGGATGATGGAAATCAACGGTACACAATTACATTCAGCAATAATGCTGAAAGGTTTAAAGAATCTTTCGGAAAATCTAAGGGTAAAGGAACAACAGTACTCTTTTATCCGGACTTGTCGAAATTCAAGTTAACAGAAATTGATGATTCTCATAAGAACATCATTAAACAGCGTCTGATTAATCTAAGTTTATCATTCCCGGAGATTACATTTAAATTCAACGGAGTGAAAATTAATGTTAACTCATTCAAGAAGTACGTTTCGCTGTTTTCTGAAAACTACGAAATTTATGAAACTGAAGATTACAAATTCGCAATTCTTCCCAATGAAGATGACGATTTTAAACAATTCAGCTATGTTAACGGTTTGAAAATTCCAGATGGTGGTACACACATCGACATCATTGCTGGGAGTATCGTATCTAAACTCCGGGATAAGTTAGTTAAAAAATACAAAGACATCAAACCCGGTGATATTAAGAATAAATTGATGGTTATTGCATTCCTTAAGAATGTGAAGAACACGAAATTCAATTCTCAGTCTAAGGAAAAGATTACAAACAGTTCTAGCGAGATCAGTGCTTACTTTGGTTCGGTGCCATTTGATTCTATAGTTTACAAAATTTACAAAAACGACAATATCATTGGGCCAATCACTGAAGTTTATCGGATCAAGGAAGAACTTAAGAAACGTCAGGAAATGAAGAACCTGACTAAAACAGTTAAAAGAATTAAGTCAGATAAATACTTCCCAAGCATTGGTGCTAAAAAGTATTTGCTCCTGGTTGAAGGACAATCTGCTCTTGGTGGGCTTATGCCTGTTCTCGGAAGGAAAGAATGCGGATTCTATTGCCTTAAAGGTAAACCACTGAACGCTTATTCAGCTCATCAGTCTAAATTTACGGCCAATACAGAACTCTCTGAATTGTACCAAATCATCAATAATGAGAACTATGACTTTGTGATTTATGCTACAGATCAAGATCTTGATGGGTTTCATATTAGGGGATTACTTACTGGATTCTTTGAAAGGTACTTACCAGAACTAAAGGGGAAAATTGGAATGCTTCAAACCCCAGTAATTGGTATTACTAAAAAGGAAAAGTTAGTTCATTGGTACTATGACCTGAATTCGGAAATCGAACTTAAACCCGGTGAAGTTTCAAATTATTATAAGGGCCTCGGTTCGTGGAATACCGATGATCTTCTTGAGGTGGTTAAGGTTGACGGAATGTCTAAAATGATTAACATCATTGAATTTGATTCTTCAGAAATCATCGAGGAATGGTTAGGGGACGATTCAGAGCCCCGCAAGAAATACATTCTCGAAAATGACTTCAGCATCGCTAAATTGTAATTTACAAAATTCAAAAATGGTGTTATAATTATTTTATGAATGGAATGAAATTATGAAAATTACCGAATTCTTTAAAAAGGATTATGTGAACTTCAGTTCATATGATAACCTTCGCAAAATTGCCAGTTTAGTCGATGGCCAAAAGAATGCCTCACGAAAAATTCTCTATACAATTTTAGAAAAAAATATCAAAGAGAAGGTTAAGGTATCCCAACTTGGATCGAAGGTTGCTGAATTTTCAGAATATCTTCACGGTAACCTAGATGGTGTTATCGTTAATCTTGGACAAGATTTTCCCGGAAGTAATAATATACCATTAGTGAAAAAGAGTGGTAATTTTGGTACCAGGTTTTCACAAGAAGCCTCAGCATCTAGGTATATCTATGCCTCAGGCACTGATGAGTTTTTTAGCCTTTTCAAACAAGAAGATTCGCCAATTCTAAAGCATCAGTTCTTCGAGGGTGAAAAAATTGAACCAATGTTCTATGTTCCGAGCCTTCCTATTTTACTGATTAATGGCTCGGAAGGTGTTTCTTCAGGTTTCGCGCAAAAAATTCTTCCTAGAAATCCCGAAGATGTCAAATCTTATATTAAAAATACCATTAATGGTAAAGAATCTAAGACTGCGTTGGTTCCTTTCTTTAAGGGATTTAAGGGTAAAATTATTCAAGGTGAAAATTCGGCTCAATGGATCATCAAAGGCACAGTGCAAAAAGTCGGAATCAATAAGGTTCTGATTACCGAGGTTCCAATTGGATATGATCTTCGAGGGTATCTGGACGTTCTTGATGATTTGGAAGACAAAAAGATCATTCAGTCATATAACGATAAATCTGAAGATGATAATTTCAAATTCGAAGTTACCATTCCCAGTAAAATGTTAGCTGAGTGGGACGAAGATACGTTACTCTCAAAGCTTAAATTAATCAAGCGCGTAACTGAAAATTATACTGTTCTAGATGAGAACAATAAAATAGCAGTTTTCGATGATATTCAGTCGATCCTTAATAAATATATCAGTGTTAAAAAGCACTATTTAGATCTTCGAAAAGCAAATCTCATTAGTGAATTAACGGAAAGTATCAGGTATGATTTTTCCAAGTACACATTCATCAAGAAAATAGTTAGTAATGAATTAACCATTAACAACAGACAAAAAAACGATGTAGTTAACGATATGAAATCAATTCCTAACATCCTAGAAAAGGATGGTTCGTATGATTATTTGCTGAATATGGGAATCATGTCTTTAACTGAGGAGAGGGTAAAAAAATTGGAACAAGAAATCAAGAACAAGAAAAACGAATTAGATTCTCTCCAAAAGAGAACAATTGAGAATATCTGGGAATCAGAACTTTAACCTCATGTTTGTTACTATAGACCCATATTATAATGTTCAATTCTATAATGAATGCAAAGAGGCATTGAACAATAATGGTGTTTCATATAAAGAGTACATAAGTACTAAAGCACCATTTTATTTTTACTTTGAGGTAAATTCTTCGCCGGCATTTATTAATTACGACCAAGCACCAGATGCTTACAGTAAATGGCTTGTGACTTTGACTAAGGGATTGACCCCCAACGCCAAAAATCTTTTACTTAGACGGGATTCATTTTCTGAATTAAAGGGAATCAATCAGTACGCTATTAACGATGCATTATTGAGCGGCGCAAAAAGTTCAGAAGGAATTTTCTTCACGAGCACGAGAGATGAGATTCTAAGAATCTCTAAGAAATATCCAAGAAAAATATTCTACATGGGTAAATACTTTGATAAAAAGTACAGGATATTTTTTACGGATAACCTGATTATTATGAACTTTCTTAAAGCCGAACAAATTCTTGTTAAGAGTAAGACGTTCAAGAATATAACAGAATTAGAAGTTGAATTGAATTTCAATATATTCCATGAAAAAGATAGATTAATGAAACTATCTGAAACACCATATATTCTTAATGGCAGTTTCTATCAGATTTCCACAATTACACAAGACGTTATTGATAGATTTGTTTTGAATTGAGTTAAATTGAGTTGAATTGAGTTAAATTGAGTACACTATGATAATTGAGATTAAAGGCTTACCAGAGAATCAAAAGATAAAACACATAAATGTTGATATAACATTTGATGATAGCGGATCACCTATTGTAAAAACGCCAGCACTCGAATTATCTGATACATTTGATGTAAACGAAAAAATAACTACAAATAGAGTTGGAACTCAAAGTGCTCAAGACACCGCGACTCCAAGAACACAAAATGATGATGTAAATAGACCTAAGCGTGAGATCCCATCGGAAATGACAAACATTGAATTCTGAGATTTAAATGTTCGAATTATCCATAAAATGCTCGAAAGATATTTCAAAACTTAAAATCGACTTTGCTGACGGATCCTCAACTGTTAGTACGGTCAGTTCGGTTGACTCATCGAACAAAGAACAGATTAACGAACAGATTAAAGAACAAAATAAAATTCATAAATCTCAGCCTAAAGAGAAATTTTTAAATACAGATGAAGAATTTGATTCTGTTTTTCAAGAGGTTGTTAAATTACCAGATATTAAAATAAAAAATCGCCCAGTTAATGTGGCTAGCGAAATGCAAAATTTAGATTTTTAGATTATTTGATTTAAAGAGGTTAACATGAAGAAAATTTTAGGTATCGATATTGGTTATGGTGATGTGAAGGTTACAGTTGGAACTCAAGATGGAAACATTGAAAAACAATTCAAATTCACGAGTACAATTGGAATAACTAAACGGAACGAGTACGTTCAAGATTCTCGAATTTATGATTTCAAAGAACATTTTTATTATGTTGGCGACAATGCTCTGCATTTACCGTCTGAGAATTTGATTGATATTACAGATTATAAAAATCTCGAGTACTATGCTTCCCTGTTTCTTTATCATGCAATTAAAATGATTGGATATAAACCAGATATTATTATCTCTGGATTATCTAAGTCTCAGATTGAAAATTCTGGTCACTTCAAAGAAGGATTAATGGACTTTGAGGTTAATGGTGAACGATTTATCTTCAATGAGGTTTATATTCTTCCTCAGGGTGCTGGATCTAAACTGACGATTGATAAGTACGGGAATAATTTTCCTAATGAACAAGAAGAATTCATGGGAAATACTACATTCGTCGGGTGTGACATTGGGTTCAATACACTTGATATGTTCTTGGTTACAGATGGTAAAACATCTCCTAATTTATTTGAGGGTATCGAACGAGAAGGTGTAATGAAAATTGCAACGCAAGTTGCTAAAAAGGTTAAGGAAGTACACGGTAGACAAATTACCTTGCATGAGGCTAAAGAGATTATTGATACCGGTACTTACAAACTTCGCGGTCAGAAACACCCGTTTAAGGAATATGTTGATGAGGTAAAAAAATCTTATCTGAAAGATTTGCTCTCATTGATCGAAACCAAATACGGTAAAATTTTGGATAAATGCGACTTTATTAGTTTATCTGGTGGAGGTTCAGCAATCTTTAAGAGTACTGACGATGGTTTTATCAGAGTTCCAAGAACTAAACATGAGTTTTATAACAGTCTTGGATTTTTTCTTTTCGGTTTGTCGAAATCTTAATACATTTTTGATTAGAATAATTAATCATTTGTTCGTTCGCAATTTTTTTATTTTTAAGGTGAAATATGTTTAATAATAGTGTAATTGATGTTCTTTCGCAAATTAATGGTATTACCAATTCTGTTATTTTGAAGTATCCGAAAACTGTTGCCGTTTCTGAATCACAGGATATGATGGTTCTATTTGATGTTTCGAAATTAGATAGCGATCAATTTCCAGATATTGGTCTTAAAGATAGTTTAACGGATTTCTTGAATCTCTTTAAATTATTCTCTGAAAGTCCAAAAGTTCATATTGAGAACAATTCAATTAATGTCAGTTCTGATAATATGAGTTCATCATATATTATGGATAACATTGCATTAATGGATGCATACGATAAAAATCCAGATCAATTTGATAAAACCGAGCAGGTTCCAACAGTTGCTTCGTTTGATATGATGAACGATGATATCAAGTCAATCAAAGCAGCAACAGCTGTTTTCAAAGATCTTTCTGAGGTTATTTTCACCTCTAAAGACGGAGACATGAAAATCTCACTAGGGGCAACTAATAAATTCAATGCTAAATCTAATACATTTAGCGTGACAAAAAATGCTAATACTTCTAAGGAATTCGATATTAAGATTCCGGTTGATAATTTCAAAATGATCCCTATATCTGACTATACTGTTAATGTGAAGTACAATAGCTCTCGCGATTCTTATCGAATCTTGATGGATAACAAATCATTAGATGGCTTTAAGATTCTTATGAGTGTTAAGGTATAAATACTTAGTTTTTAACAGTCCGCAATGACTCTAAACTATTGAATGTAAATCGATGTAATTTAAGGAGAAAAATATGATTGACGCAAGTGTTTTTAATTTTGATGCAATGAAGGAAGCTATTGGGCAGGATCCATTCGCTCAAGAAGTAAACAAATATGGTAAAGACGAGAGATTCTATACGCTCTCAAAAGACAAAAATGGTAACGGCGCTGCCCTGATTCGGTTTTTACCCGATTCTGAAAGGGGCATGATTCAAAAATTGTACGCCATCAATACTACTATTGTGAAGAATGATAAGAAGCGTTTCGTATCAGAGTACTCACCTTCTTCTATTGGGTTACCATGTCCATTTCAGGAAAAATGGCAAGAACTCTGGAATGCCAATGACAAGGATGGTGCTAAACTATTTGGGCGTGGAATTAAGTACGTCACAAATATCAAGATTCTTAAAGATCCAGCTAATCCAGAAAATGAGGGTAAGATTTTTCTATTCTCTATGTCAGGAGCAATGAAGGATAAAATTCAAAACGCTGTTGATCCGTCTGATCAAGATCGTGCACTAGGTGCTATTCCTAAGGAAATATTTAATCCTCTTCGTGGTAATTCTTTCCGTTTAGTAGCTAAAAAGGGTGCTAATGGTCAGATTAATTATGATTCTTCAGAAGTGATTAATGAGATTACATCAATTTATTCTTCCGTTGAGGAAGCTTTGGATGAGATCAAGAATCGGACTTATAAGTTAAGCGATCTTTTGAAGCCTGAATCATTCATGACTTATCAGCAATTGCAAGATAAGCTGAAATGGGTGACATTCGCAGATACAGAAGTTCAACCAACTTTAGTAGCCGAGGTTGCTCCAGTACAGGTTAACGCACCGGAAGTAAATCCAGCTCCCGTTCAAGCGCCCGTTCAGTCACCTGCTCCAGTTCAAAAACAGCCAAATAGCGCCGAATCGCTAGATTCATTGCTAGCCGGCTTGGTTTGATTTGAAGGAATTGTTCTGTGATTCTCATTGATTTTTCAAGTATTATACACAGAATGATTCATACTTCAATAGCTAATGTTAAGCCAAAGATTCAGAATAAAAAATACGTTACTTCTGAATTCATTGGCTTAACTAAATACTATATTTTCCAGGATTTATTTAACATTTCTCGCGAACATAAGAATAATTTTGGTGAATTAGTTATATGTCTTGATAAATCATCCGATGGGTACTGGAGAAAATCTATTTATCCAGGGTATAAATCAGGGCGGAAAAAAGCTAGAGAAGAATCGAACATAAATTTCGGTGAAGTTTTCAAAGAAATTGATGGTTTGATATATCAAATCAGAAATAATCTTCCATGGAGGGTTGTTGAAGTTAATACAGCTGAAGCCGATGATATTATGCTAGTACTATCGCGAGAATACAATAAGTACGAAAAGATTTTGATTCACAGTCCGGATAAGGACATGATTCAAGCTCAAAGAGATACTGAAAATGTATTCCAGTATAGTTCATTAACTAAAAAATGGATTGTTCCTGAAAATAAACATGATCACATGGATCATTGGATTCTTGAGCATGTTATTTTGGGTGATGGTGCTGATGATATTCCTAAGGTAATTGATGGGACTGAATTCAGTGATAGGTTTATTGAATATCTAGAAAGTAAAAAAGTAAACTTTAGAACACCATTTGAATTCAAGAACTCAGGAATGCCAATTGATGAAAAACGAACCATTTTAGAAGAGTTCAATTTCTATAAAACAAATCGAGATGGAGAATCAACTGGCGTGAAAGATATCTATAAAGATATAAAATTCGGACCAGTTTCGCTTCAAAAGAAAATAAAGGAATTTGGATCTCTTGAGAACTGGCTAGATTCTAATCCATTATATAGAGAACATTACAATCGAAATGTTTCTTTGATTATGGAGGAAGGGATACCTTCGAACATTTGGAATGAGATAATTCTAGAATACAAGGAATCTAATTCTTCGTACAATGAAAAAGAATTTATTCAGTACTTAAATGAGAATAGTTTAAAATCAATTATCATGGATCTTTCGAGCATTTTCAAAATTGATAGGGAATTAACATCGGAAGATTTTGGTTGGTAGTTTAACGATTTTGTTACTTATCCAAAATGCTAGAAAAAATAGATATTAAGTACTTTAAACTAGCTGTTGGCTCGGCTAACATTGGTACTGAATCCGATTCTGATATTTCAGCAAGATGTCCTGTCTGTGGTGATGGGAATAATAAAAGAAATAAAAGATTACATTTGTATAATAAAGGTTCAGTAACCAATGTTAACTGTTTCAATGGTGGGTGTGCTGTTCAGAACAAAACC